TTTGGTGCAAGAGTTTCTACCGCAGGAACTGTATCGTTGGTATTCACTCCAAATGCAAGTATAGACACTGTAGTTAATGTGTTTAAGAATGCACTGTCTATTGATGATGATGCAACTTTACCATCTTCAGTTGCATTTACAAATGCTTCTATTACAACAAAAATTGGCGAATATACAGGAACTGATAGAGACATTAAGAGAGAGTTCATGCTTGAGCATGAAAACAAACAAATCTTTGAAAGATATTTTGAAGGCAACAGCAGCTCTGTTGTTGATATTAGTGCAAATACTATCAAGATTCCAGACCACTTCTTTGTAAGTGGGGAAAAACTGAGATATGTCCATGTTGGAACTGCATCATCTGCAGTTGGAATTGCTACAACTACTTTTGTTGGTGCGGCAAACACTACTTTCCTGCCAGGAGAAAATCTCTTTGCAGTCAAAGTTGATGACAATACTATCAAGATTGCATCTAGTGCAGAGAATGCACTGAAGTCAATCCCACAGGTTGTTCAGTTGGAAAGTGTTGGTATTGGTACATCTCATAGATTTATCTCTACGAATCAAAATGCCAAGGTGATTGTTGCTATTGATAACGTAATTCAATCGCCAGTTGTATCTACTGCAGTGACATCACATTTGGCTAACCAAATGTTGGATACTGATAACATACTAACGTTTAGTGGAATAACATCATTCTTTGGATCTGATCTAATTAAGATCGGTGATGAGATCATGAAGATCGAAGGTGTTGGTATTGGAAGTACAAACTTTATAAGAGTTCGTAGAGAATGGTTGGGAACTAAGATTGGAACTGCAGCAACTGGAGATTTAATTACAAAAGTTGCTGGTAATTATAATATTGTAGACAATCATCTTAACTTTGTTGAAGCTCCATTCGGAAATACTCCAATTGGATCTACTACAAATCCACCGGACGAAAGAGACTGGACTGGTATTACAACCTCATCTAGTTTCCAGGGAAGATCTTTCATGAGATCTGGTGTTGAAAACACATCAAATGAGTCTTATTACAAGAATTATATCTTTGATAATATTTCAAGTCAATTTAATGCGACTGAAAATGAATTCACTCTGAAGCAAAATGCTTCAGATGTTCCTGGCATTTCTACGGAAAACGCAATAATTCTTGTTAACGATGTATTCCAAACTCCAGGACTTGTAAATCAATATACTTTAGATGAGGCAGCTGGAATCACCACGATCACATTCCAAGGAACAGAAACAACTCCTCTCGGATCTGATGTTGGAATCTCCAGTTATCCTAAGGGTGGAATTATTGTTTCCGTTGCTTCTGCTGAAGGTCTTGGATATCAAGCTCTTGTTTCTGCTGGTGGAACTGCAGTAGTATCTGCAGCAGGAACTATTTCTTCTGTTGGAGTTGCTAATACTGGTACTGGATACAGAGGAAGAAACCGTTATGAAATTTTAACTGACACGTCTAGCCCTGTTGGAGTTGGATCTACCGAAATTTATTTGGAAAACTCAAACAGTGTTTATGATATCATTAGTTTGTTGAACACTGGTAATAACGTTACGATTGGCGTTGGAACATTCTTGATGTCAAATGTAACTGTTGTTTCTACTGCATCTACTTTCGTTAGAATTGGTGTTGGGTCTACGAGTGCTCTCGAAATTCCAACTGGAACTCAAGTTAGTATCGGTATTACAAATCCAACTCTCGGGTACGTAAATGTAAGTGTAGCGAATAGTGGATCTGGTATAACCACTCATCATGTTGGTTTTGCAACTATCATGACGGGAACTGGTAACATATCCACAGATGTATCCATTACAGATTCTTCAGTATTCTATGCACCAAGAGATATCTCAAATGTTGGATACTCATCGATAACTGGTCTGACAACAGTTACTACATCCAGCGCACATGGGTTGTCTTTTGATGATACTGTTATTGTTTCTGGAATAGCATTTACGTGTGATTATAGTGGCGCAGGACCAGTTAATGTTACTAATGCTGTTTATGATAATGTAAGTGGTATTATGACCGTAACCACATCAGCTGCTCATAATCTCTCTACTACTGGAGAAAAGAGTGATGTTCTTCTAACCGGTCTTGGATTCACTTGCGGACTTGATAATGGGGGATCTACTCATACCTATCCAAGAACAACCGATCCTGTTTATTGTGGTACTAAAGTAACTGCGGTTAATAGTTCCACTGAATTTGAAGTTAATGCTGGTGTTTCTACAGTCCCAACATTCTTCCAAAGTGGAGGAACTGCTCAACCTGTCCTTATTGCACCAAGAGCTAATAATAACTCTGCAAGTAAATCTGATCCAGCAGTAAGTGGAACAAATGTTCTTAGAGTTATTGACACTACAACCTTTGAAATAAACACCGGCATCTCAACTAGAAAACACTTCTATGCAAGATGCGGTAAAGTTAATAAACCACTTGATATTGTAATCGAGGATCCACTAAGTTATTCCAACATTCCTTTGGAATATAGTTCCTCTTCTGCTGGACTTGGAACTCATGCAACGATAGATGTTGTAGTTGGTCAAGGATCTAGTGTAATTGACTTTGAACTTAGAAATAATGGATATGGATATGGCAACGGCGATATCTTGACTGTACCTATTGGCGGACTGACAGGTATTCCAACAACATCATCATTTAGTGAATTTACGTTAACCGTTGACAAGGCTCTCTTTGATAAATTTGCTGGATGGTCTCTTGGAACTCTTCAAGTTCTTGATAATGTTGAAAGATTTATTGATGGTGCGAGAAAAGACTTCCCACTGTCTCTTGCAGGAAGCACGGTATCTATCGTTGCTGCAAAAGGATCGAATATTAACGTTCAAGATGTACTTCTTATCTTTGTTAATAATACACTTCAGGTTCCAGGAGAAGGATATACGTTTACTGGCGGAAGCACGGTAAACTTTACTGAGGCACCTAAACTTGGAGATATCATCGAAATTGTATTCTACAAAGGTAGTGGTGACACTGATGTTATCTTCAGAAACATTATTGAAACTGTGAAAAAAGGTGACTCCTTACAACTCAAGAATGATCCTTCCAGAAGTCAGGCTTCTTCTCTTATTGAGGATGAGAGAATCGTCGATAATGTCAAATCTACAAGCACCGTTTCCACAAATCCATACTTTGGACCAGGAAACACAAATGATATTACTTTAGATAGACCTGTTATCTGGTGTAAGCAAACTGAAGATGTCTTTGTTGATGAGATTGCTATTGGTAAAGATCGTGAACTTTATGAACCAGTTATTAATCCTAGTGCATACATTATCAAGTCTGTTGGTGTTGGATCTACCGCAATTTATGTGGATAATCTGAGACCTATGTTTAATCCACAAAATGAAAATGATACTGATCTGACTTTCCAGAAGAAAGTTAAATTCGTCGCTCAGGAGTCTAAAACAGCGGCTGCAGCAACTGCAATTATTTCTGGTCTTGGAACCATTTCTTCGATATCAATTTCTGACGGTGGTTCTGGATACGCATCAGCACCAGTCGTAACGATTGGAAGCACGGTTCAGGCAGTTGGTGTTGGAACCACTGCTCTTGCAACAGCATCTATTACCGCTGGGGTGGTAACAAGCATTACTCTTTCTAATGCTGGAACCGCATATACAAACGTAAGCCCTCCACCAGTTCTCATCGCACCTCCAACACACTCTGAAGAAGAGATTACTGTCGATTCATATCAGGGTGATAATGGTATCATCGTTGGATTTGGAACTACGGCTGTTGGAGTTGGAACCACTCAGTTAGTTCTTGACCTACATATTCCATATGACTCTTTCCTCAGAGAGTCTGCTATAGCAGGAACGGCGATTACAGTAAGTTCTCTTGCAGCGAATGATTACTTTGTTGTAAGAAATTCAAACGGTGGTGTTGGATCTACCTCAGTCACTTCTCTGGATACTTCTGGAAACACTGTCGGAGTTGGAACATCATTCATCGATAATGTTTACTACGTTTCCAGTGCTGAATTTATCTCAACCAGTGTGTCTGGAATAGACACTACTGTTAAGAGAGTCTTTGTCAAGGTTGACGATTACGCAAGTGGATACTCCGGTATCAATACATCAGACTTCTTTGGATCATTTAGTTGGGGAAGAATTGATGTTACTGGAAGAACAGAGACAAACTCTTACTCAGCATATACCGAATCTGGAATCGGTGCAACTGACGGAACTGGCATTTCAACATCAACCATGGTTGTCAGATCTAACTTCTTGAAATTCAAAAACTATATCGTCTAATCACTAATAAATAAAGAAAAACTCTGTCAAAATGGCCGCAATAATTACGGATCAGATTAGAATATTGAATGCAAAGAATTTTGTTGCGGGGGTAAACAATTCCTCTAATGCATATTATTCTTTTGTTGGTTTGCCAAACCCAGCAGATTATCAATCTACTTGGGATTCTGATCCCCCTTCACCAAAAGATAATTTTACCGAAGAGGATGATTATTGGGATACCATGATCGCTCTGAAGAAAATTAACTCTGCAGATGCAAAGCAGGTTGTTCCCAAAAGAACCTGGTCCTCAGGAACGACCTATGACATGTACCGTCACGATTATAGCAGATCAAATACTGCTGTAGTTTCTGGATCTACGTCACTATATTTGGCAAACTATTTCGTATTAAATAGTGACTTCAGAGTCTATATTTGTTTGCAAAATGGTATTGATCCTGATAATCCAACAGGAAGACCATCTTTGGATGAACCAACTTTTACTGATTTGGAACCTAAGGCGGCTGGTACTAGTGGCGATGGTTATATCTGGAAGTATCTTTACACTATTGCTCCAAGCGATGTAACAAAATTTGAATCGACTGATTATATGCCAGTTCCTGCAGACTGGACAACTGCAACTGATAATGCTGCAGTTAGAGATAATGCAGTTGATGGATCTATTAAGATTGTCACGATCACTAACAAAGGTGTTGGTCTTGGCACTGCAAACTCTACTTATACTTCCGTTCCAATCAGAGGAGATGGCACAGGAGCAGAATGCACCATAGTAATTGATGCTGATTCTAAAGTTAGCTCTGTAACTGTTTCTGCTCAGGGTTCGGGTTACACCTATGGAAATGTTGATTTAGTTGCTGGTGGAGTTCCAACAGGAACCACTAGACCAGCATTTGATGTAATCATTCCACCACAAGGTGGACATGGTGCTGATATCTACAGAGAGTTAGGCGCATATAATGTTCTCCTATATTCTAGAATTGAAAATGATAATGAAAACCCAGACTTTATTACTGGTAACCAAATTGCTAGAGTCGGTGTCGTAGAAAATCCACAACAGTTTGGTTCTACAACTCTCCTTTCAGCGGACAAAGCAAGTGCTGTTGGTGCTTTAAAACTTGTTGGATCAGGATATAGCACAGCAACATTTACTGCTGATGCATATTTTACTCAAACGGTGTCTACAGGAACAACTGCTGTAGGAAGAGTTATTAACTATGATCAAAATACAGGGGTATTGAAATATTGGCAGGACAGATCTGTAGCTGGATTTAACACAGTTGGAACTGCACAAACTCAACCAACATATGGATTTGATTTAACAGAGTTTACATCATCTCCTGGAACTGGTGGAGCAGTAACTATTACGCCGTCAACTGGTCAAGATTTAAGTATTGATAGTAACTTCTCAGGTATATCTACCGTAATAAATAATCGTACATACTATCTTGGTCAAACTTTTACGAGTGGTATTTCTAATCCTGAGGTCAAAGCGCATTCAGGAAACATCATTTACGTTGACAACCGACCAGCCATAACTCGATCAGCGAGTCAAAAGGAAGACATAAAAGTTATTTTGCAGTTCTAAAGAATTATGCCCCAACAAACGAACCTCAACGTAGCTCCATACTTTGACGATTTTGATGCAGCTAATGATTACCACAAGGTATTATTCAAACCAGGATATCCTGTTCAGGCAAGAGAGTTAACAACTCTGCAGTCTATACTGCAAAATCAGATTGAAAAGTTTGGGCAGCACTTCTTTAAAGAAGGCGCAAAAGTAATACCAGGAAATATTGGATATAGTCAAATATATTACTGCGTACAGTTAGAGAATACATATCAAGGCGTTCCAGTATCAGCATATGCTGATCAGTTAGTAGGAACAAAAATTACAGGGCAGACTTCTGGGGTAACTGCTTTTGTTGATAGTGTTTTGCTGCCTGAAGATTCCGAAAGAGGTAACTTAACACTTTACATTAACTATCTTACTTCAAGCACTGGAAATAATTCTACTCAAACATTTTTTGATGGTGAATTGTTGACGTGTAATGAAGTAATAACTTCTGGATTACTTGGAAACACCACGATAGCTGCAGGGTCTCCTCTTGCATCTACTTTAACTAATGCCGCAACTGCGACTGGATCTTCTTTCCAAATTGAAAACGGTATTTATTTTATTCGTGGAAATTTTGTAAATGTTGATAGAGAAAACCTCCTTCTTGACCAATACGGAACAACTCCAAGTTACAGAATTGGTCTGTTTGTTAATGAAGAGATTGTTAATGCAGATTTAGACGAAACTCTTAACGATAATTCTCAGGGATTTAATAACTATGCAGCACCGGGTGCTGATAGACTTAGAATCTCTACAAGTCTTTTTAAGAAACCTCTTGATGATTTTAATGACGATAACTTTATCCTGCTTGCTACAGTAATTAATGGAGTTCTTCAAACTCAACAAAAGAAGAAAAAGAACTATGGTGGAGTATTTTATGATGATCTTACTGATGTTCTTGCAAGAAGAACGTTTGATGAATCAGGACACTATTTTGTAAAACCGTTTGATATCACTGTAGTCAACTCTTTGAATGATGGTCTTGGAAACGGTGGTATATTTGAAACAGGACAGTTTACTCCCAGTGGAACAACTCCAACAGAAGATCTAGCTCTTTATAAGATTGCTCCTGGAAAGGCATACGTTAAAGGATATGAAATTGAAACTTTAAATGCAAAATATCTTGATGTAGATAAACCAAGAACAACCAAAACTATTGAGAATCAAAATATTGTTTATAATACTGGTCCAACATTAAAGATAAACAGAGTATTCAGATCACCAACGGTTGGATTTGGAACTTATGTTGTAAGTCTTAGAGATCAACGAGTTGGATCTAATCAACAAACAGCTCCTGGAAATGAAATTGGAGTCGCTAGAGTCTATGACTTTAAGTTAGAGTCTGGATCATATGATGCAGCAAATGGAGATATTAATGAATGGAATCTTGCATTATATGATGTTCAGACTAATGTAGAAATTGCTGTAAACCAGTCAACAACACTTTCTGTTCCTACTTTTGTAAAAGGTGCAAACAGTGGTGCAACTGGATTCTTGAGACATGCGGTTTCTGCTGGAACCGCAGTTACTGTTTATGAAACTGAAGGATCTTTCATTCCTTTTGAGAAACTCATCTTTAATGGTATTGAAGATGGTAGAGTTGCTGTAGCTATCACCGAACATGGTGTTGCTGACATTAAATCTGTCTATGGAATGGATGGATATGAAGGAACTCCTACAACCGTTGGCATCAATACATTTAGTGCAGACGTAATTCAGTCCACTAAGTTTAGTGCAGGTATTGCCACTGTTAGTGCTTTGTCTGGTGGTATCAGCACGGTTACTGCTAAGAATACTGATTTCCCCGGAACTCTTGTAAAAGAAAATGATCTGATTGAATATACCGACACAACTGCAGGACTCAGAAATGATCCTATTATCGCAAGAGTTGTGGGTGTTGCAACAACAACGATCACGGTAGCTGCAGTAACTGATGTTGTTGGTGTTGCTAGTGCATTTTTACCAGCAGCAACTTTAGACGTAACAGACTTAAAAGTTCTTAAGACAGATCTTGCATCTATTTCTGATTCGTCTTTATACACACCTTTAGCAAAAAGAAATATTTCTAATGTTGATATTTCCGAAGCAACATTAGTAATTAGAAAAACTTTTAGTGTTGATATTGCTAGTAATCAACTCTCCGCACAGGTAACAGCAGGAACTAATGAAACATTCTTGCAATTTGATGAAGAGAGATATCTTTTGACAAGATCTGATGGATCTACAGAAGTTCTTACTGCAGATAAGTTTGATATTGGTGCCGATGGCAAAACCTTACAAATTCGCAATTTAGGCACAGATGATACTGGTGCAACTTTGATTGCAACTCTTAATAAGACAAGTCCAAAAGCAAAGGTTAAGATTAAGAATAGAGTTAACTCTATTATTGTTGATAAATCTAAATTAGCAGGATCTGGTATTGGATCTACAACTTTAAATAATGGACTTACTTATGGAAACTATCCATTTGGAACTAGAGTTGAAGACGAAGTTATTTCTTTAAACTTCCCAGATATTATTGAAATTCATGGAATCTATGAATCTGCAGACACCTCTGCAGCTTCTGCTCCAAACATGACTCTACAGTCAATTAATAGTGCGTCAACAACTACAACAGAACTATTGGTTGGTGAGCAGATTGTTGGACAAACGAGTGGTGCAAGAGCAATCGTATCTGAAAAACTTAATGATTCTACGATCACATTTATCAATAAAACTGAAATTCCTTTTGTTGAGGGAGAAACTGTAGAGGCACAAGAGTCAAATATTGGTGCAGTAATTGCTAGTATTGGAACTCCAAGTTTTAATGTTTCTGCAAATTACAAATTCAAAAGCGGACAGGAAGAAACTTTCTATGATCATGGTCGCCTTAAAAGAAAAAAAGGAAAAACATCTCCTGCAAAACAACTAAAAATATATTTCTCTAGTGCATCTTTTGATTCTACTGATACTGGAGACGTTGTAACAGTAAATTCATATAATAATTTCGATTATGCTAATGAAATTAGAACTGTAGAAATTTACAGAAATTCTGATATTATTGATATCAGACCAAGAGTTGCTGAATATACAGTGGCTGCTGACGTAAGATCGCCTCTTGAATTCTTTGGAAGATCTTTTAATACCTCAGGTCAAACCGCCGCAAATACTTTGGCATCTGATGAGACCATTATCATGGATTATTCTTACTATCAAGGAAGAATTGATAGAGTATATTTGTCCAAGGATGGTAGATTCCAAATCATTTATGGAACTCCATCAGATGATCCACAAAGACCAGAACCAATTGATGATGCAATTGAACTTTGCACGGTGACTTTACCACCATATCTCTATGCTCCATCTGATGCAAAACTTGCATTCTTGGATTATAAGAGATATCAAATGAAAGATATCAAGAAACTTGAGGATAGAATCAAGAGTCTTGAGTATTACACTACATTATCACTGTTAGAAAAAGAAACTGCAAACTTCTTTGTTCCCGATGCAGAAGGACTGAATAGATTTAAATCAGGATTCTTCGTAGATAATTTTAATGATTTTTCTGCACAAGAAGATAGAATTAATATCAATAACGCTATCGATAGAAAGTATAATGAGTTAAGGCCAAGACACTACACTAATTCCGTAGATATGACCTTCGGACCAGTGGTTGACACTGATGCAACAGATGATGTTAATTTTGCTGCTATTGAAGGTAATAATGTAAGAAAGCAGAATGATGTTTTAACTCTTGATTATTCAGAGGTTGAATATTTGTCCCAAACTTTTGCAACTAGAACTGAAAGTGTTACTCCTTTCTTGATTAGTTTCTGGAATGGAACTCTTGAACTTACTCCTGCATCAGACAACTGGGTGGATACTGCAAGATTAGAAGCTAAAATTATTGAAACAGAAGGCAACTATGCCGAAACATTTAATAATCTCGCTGATAATGGTACTATTGATCCACAAACAGGATTCGGTCCTATCGTTTGGGATTCTTGGGAAACTAACTGGACAGGTGTTGAAGTTGTAGAGACAACTAGAACAAGAGTTATTAATAACGGTCCCGATGTTATTCATCGAGGCGACACTTGGAGGCCAGGAAGAAGAACAGATGTTGTAAATGTTACTGACCAAGTAATTGAAGAACAACTTAGAACAACCAGAGAGTTTGGCACTGTTTCTAGAAATGGTGTTAGAACCATCGTAACAGAACAGTTTGATCAAACTTCCGTTGGAGATAGAACTGTCAGTAGAGATCTTATTCCATTCATGAGATCTAGAAACGTTGAGTTTGTTGCTAAGAGAGTCAAACCACTTACTAGACTTTATGCTTTCTTTGATGGCGTTGATATTTCTAAGTATTGTGTACCAAAACTGTTAGAAATCTCTATGACATCTGGAACTTTCCAGGTTGGAGAAACAGTTGTCGGTGAAATGCAAAGAACTGGACTTGCTGAATTAAATCGTAGTGATGCAGTTGCCTCAATTAGATTTAGAGCAGCTCAATCTAATCACAGAGAGGGTGCATATGATTCTCCAACAAAAACATATCCACAGAACCCATATTCTAATATTGATTTAGCAGCAACATATTCATCAACTTCCACAATTTTGAATGTTGATACCGCGTCTCTTTCTTCAGAAGCAAGAGGAGATTTCTTCGGTCATGTTGAAGCCGGAATGGTTCTTAGAGGAAGCACAAGTGGAGCATTAGCCACAGTCACTAATGTCAGACTTATTTCCGATCTGGCTGCAGTTTTGATTGGAAGTTACTTTATTCCTGATGGCAATAATGCCAACCATCCAAGATTTGAAACAGGAACTAAGACATTTACTCTCGTAAATGATATTGATAACAATCAGGATGATGCAACAACAATCGCTGAAGAATCATTCAGTGCTGAAGGAACTCTTGAAACTGTTCAAGAAAATATTATCTCTGTTAGAAATGCAAGAGTTGAACTTAAGAATGAGTTCCAAAGCAGGAATGTTAACAGAGATCTTGGAACTGAAGTTCTAAGTTCTGAAGTTATTGGATCTAGAACCAGAAGACAAACAATTATCACTTATTATGATCCACTTGCACAATCATTCTTAGTTGAGGATGAAACTGGAGTGTTCCTCACTAGTTGTGACGTGTTCTTCAGATCTAAGGATGACATGGATATTCCAGTTGTTTTCCAACTTAGATCTATGAAGAATGGACTTCCAACTTCAAAAGTTCTTCCATTCTCTGAAATTGTTCTTGATCCAAATGATATTATTACATCTGCTGATGGATCTATTGCAACAAATGTTCAGTTTAAAGCCCCTGTTTATTTGGAAGGTGGAACTGAATATGCAATCTGTTTAGCATCCAACTCAACCAAGTACAGTGTTTACATTTCTAGAATCGGTGAGAATGATCTTTTAACAGATACCTTTATTTCTAACCAACCATATCTTGGATCTCTGTTCAAATCACAAAATGCTTCTACATGGGAACCAAGTCAGTGGGAAGATCTTAAGTTTACTCTGTATAGAGCAGACTTTATTGAAAACGGATCTGTTGAATTCTACAGTCCTGAACTAACTGAAGGAAACAGACAAATTCCTACTCTCCTTCCT